TTCCGGAGCTGGATTCGGTATCGGGGCCAACTTGGTAGGATTTCCGGGAGGGTTATAAACAATAATACTACTTAAATAATTCAAATTACTGTTTATAAAATAAATATATAGATTCAATATTATTATCTATATATTTTGTATTGTTTATTGTTTATTGTTTACTCAAAATCTTAGCAACAACAGATTCGTTTTGTTTTGTAAATTCAACACCAGTATTTATTGTTAATGAAAGAATATCTTTTTCTTGTAAATCCGGATATTTTTTAAGAACCTCGGCAAAAACGTCCAACTTGGGGTTGGATAGCATATCTCCTGTAATTTCAAGATAATAAGTCTCTTTGGATGGTATATTGCTTTGGTCTGCACCTTCGCCTCCACCTTGCATACCTTGTGATACTAAGAAGTAAATAAGCATAATAACTCCTGCAGTATTTGCAATATTAACACCTGGCGGAATGTCCAACTCGCCACGCATCATTGCTGCGCGCAAAGCTAATAATAAACGATATAATATATCAGGAGTACTGCGTAATGCATAAATAGTTATCATTGCTATTCCGATGAGTATAACTGTATCTTGTACATCTTGACCTGGTGCAAGTGGTGGTGCTGCCATAATTGGTGGTGCTATAGCTCCAATTCCAACAATTCGTGCATTTAATTGATTTACCAACACATGATTTGGGGCTGGTGTAGTTAGATAATCCGGTATAATAAGATTTCTTAACGTATCTATGTAATTAGCTCTAATATGTGCTCTGCAAGCGGGACATTCAGCTTGGTCCAATGGTCTATCTGATGACGTCACCCATGTAACAATGCACTCGTCGCAAAAACGATGACAAAACGTATCTTCTGTGGGAGTACAGTTCCAAAGACATTTGGTATTGGGTCCTGTAATAATGTTCTCTCCAAAACATATTGTGCAACCCTCTCCTTGATTGTATCCTACAGCTTGTCCTCCTCTAAATAATCTCCGTTTTTGATTATGCATTTTTTTATATTTCATTTGTCTTGGTTTTCTTATTTTTCTGGTTTTGCGATATTTACTATTTCTTTTTGTAGATAACCTTTCTTTTCTTTTTATTGAAGCCTTTCTAAGGCTGGTCTTTCGCATATATAGTATATAAATATATTTAAAATATTTTTAATAATTTCGTTAAAATATATTAAATATTAAATTGTATTAATATTATAAATGTTAAGTATTATAAAAAATATTCCAAATATTAATACATTGCCTCTTGTATATATTTTTGAACATTTAAAATTATCACATAAACCAAATACATTATGGTTAGAATTTGGCGTAGCTAGTGGAAGAAGTATTAACTATATTTCACAATTTACAAATGATAAAGTATACGGCTTTGATAGCTTTGAAGGGTTACCCGAAAAATGGCGTGATGGATTTGACAAAGGATGTTTTACTAGAGATGGAATTTTACCACTAGTCTCGCCTAATGTTGAATTAATAAAGGGTTTATTTAATGAAACTTTAGTAAATTTTATACAAACTCAAAATAAAAAGATATCTTTTATTCATATGGATGCTGACTTATATAGCTCTACAATATATATTTTTGATGTATTAAAAGATTATATTGATAAAGATTGTATTATTGTTTTTGATGAACTAGTAAATTATGAAGGTTTTGATGGAGAAAATGGAGAACTCCGAGCATTTTATGAATTTGTCACAAAAAATACAGTTGATTATGAATGGATTGGGATGTGGGGAAATCCTTATGGAATATGGCAAAATTTCTATGGAATGCCTAATTCTTATCACGAAAGTGCTGCTCTAATTATTCATTCAATAAGCTAAAAATATGAATATAAATAAGGATTATATATATTCTTATTTATATGTATAAATGAGTTTGTGTAAATACAAAAATTTGTTTGGTGAACTCAAAAAAGGACCACATTCTTATAGATTTTTTGGGTTTGCAATATTTGATGTATTAATGACACTTATTGGGGCATTTTTGATTTCTTATTTTTTTAATTTGTCATTTATTTATACTGCTTTATTTTTATTTATATTAGGAATTATATTACATAGATTATTTTGTGTAAGAACAACAGTTGATAAATTATTATTCCCAAATGTTACAGAGTAAATTAGATAGTTGTAATAAATTCCCAATCTAATTCTTCGCATATTTTTTTCCATATAGTATCTTGTTCTATCAGTTTCTCTCGGTCTTTCAGCATGGGGATTTCATTCAAGTATTGTTCTTCCTCTAATAATTCAAATAGTTTATATAAAACATAATAGTAATGTAAAAAATTAACGCGATAGTCTGGACAATGTTTTGCATAGGGATATTGAATCTCCATAAAAAAATTGCACAATGTTTCTTCTAATTCTTGAGATATAATGGGTGGTTTAATCCCCAATTTATTTTTTATAAAGTTGATATGCTCATAATATTTATTATATCCAAGTTTCTTAAGAATTTCCTTCATCTTATAATAACTTAATTTAGAATATTCAACTCTTTCCTTTTTAATCTGTTGTTTTAAATTTTCAATAACTTCAACTGGTATTTGTGTTGTTTCTTTCCCCTGAAATTGAGCTAAAATTTCTTTAAAATGGTTTATTTTTTTATATGCATAAAAACACACTTCTTTAGGCGGTTCCTTGTAAGACGGTTTTTCATTTTCAATTAAATATTGGATATTCTTTGAACATACATTACATATCAAAACACCCTCATCATCTACTGGTATAAGTTCGCCTTTAAAACATGATTGACAAATGTCAGTTGGGTGTAAAAATAGATTCATATCCAAAAATGTTTCATCAATATTGCTTAGATATTTTTGAAAAATGTTATTATTTTTACTCTCCATCGCGCTTGTTTTATCAGTATTTATTTTAAAAAACGACTCAAGAAGTTTATTCTTTGAAACTGTATTATTACCTGTTGAAATATCCTTTTTATTTTCAAAATAATCAAATATAAACTTTGAGTTATCTAAGAAATATTCCTTTTTTTTCTCTCTCAATTGTTTAATTTGTATGTTAATATCTAGTATCTTGTCTTGATAATCCATAATTTGTTCAATTGTTAATTTTTTTTCTTTAGAGTCTATTTCTAATAATTGTTGAATTTCAGTCCTTTCTTTTTTAAGTTTAGGAACTTTGTCAAATTCATCCTTGTTAAATTCATTCATAAACTCTTTGTGTTTTCCATCTAATGTGGTAGACATTTTTTTGTTTATTTTAATTTTTTTTGTTGTTTTTGGTTTAAAAGATAACATATATACTATAAATTACGATAATTTTATTTAATTGATTATAAATATAAATATATTATTTAGTGAATCATATATTAAAATACAAAATACAAAAACTACAAAATGTAGAAACAACAAAATATAGAAGGTACAAGTTAAAATAATGGTTAACTTTTCTATAAATGTTATAAATGGATGAATCAGAGATAAAGATATATATAGAAACAACAGGAGGCGATATTCAAATTGACTCTATCAAATTTAAGAAAATGTTATTATTGTTTAATGCAATCAACGATGGATGGTGTATTAAGAAAAAAAAAGATGCCTATATTTTTACAAAGAATCACGAAGGGAAGAGAGAAATCTTATTGGATTCATACTTGCTTACCTTTATGGAGGACAATTTTGATATAAATAAATTATTATCTTAGTAATTAAAAAGTTATATTTTAATTTAATAAATGAATTAAATTAAAATGAAAATAATTTTTTTCTTTAGCAATATTATAAACTATGGGAGGTGGTCTTATGCAACTCGTCGCTTATGGCGCTCAAGATGTTTACCTTACTGGTAATCCTCAAATTACTTTCTGGAAAGTAACATACCGTCGCTACACAAACTTTGCCATTGAATCCATTGAGCAAACTTTCAACGGACAAGCCGATTTTGGACGCCGTGTTACATGCATTATCAGCCGCAACGGCGATCTTGCTTACCGCACATATCTCCAAGTGACGGTCCCCGAAATCAACCAACTTATGGGCAGCGCTGCCAACGTTACATCTGGAAACAACGCTGTCTATGCTCGTTGGTTAGATTACCCAGGAGAGCAATTGATTGCTCAAGTTGAGGTTGAAATTGGAGGTCAACGCATTGACCGCCAATATGGTGACTGGATGCACATCTGGAACCAATTGACCATGACATCCGAGCAACAACGCGGATACTTCAAGATGATTGGAAACACAACGCAACTCACCTTCATTACGGATCCCTCATTCGCTGATGTTGACGGACCTTGCGACTCTCAAGCTCCCCGCCAAGTTTGCGCCCCCCGCAATGCTCTTCCCGAGACCACATTGTATGTGCCTTTCCAATTCTGGTTTTGCACAAACCCTGGACTTGCCTTGCCATTGATTGCCCTTCAATACCACGAAGTCAAGATTAACCTTGA